CAGAATGTAGTAGAGTATAACCTTCTTGAAATGAAGTATACGCTTCATGCCTTAGAAATGGAAAAACTGAAACTAGAGCAGGCGGCGACGGCCAACAAACTAAGAGCAGAGGCTGCGGGAGAAAAAGACCAAGACGTTGCAGGTAAGTTGAATGCCCAGGCCGGGGTGGCGGAGAATCTATCAGAGCGGGCAGGAAGGCTCCATAAGTCATTAAATGATATGATAGCTGAACTCCCAGGCATGGAGGCATACGCGAAAACTTTAATTGAAAAAGAAGCCAGTGGCAAATTAGCCGCAATTACTGAGAACATATCTAAATTAGAAGAAGCTAGGGATAAGGTTTCAGATATAGGAGTACTTCAGGACGGAATCGCGACCTCAATGCAATCTAATATGGAATCTGCCTTTATGTCTATAGTTGATGGAACTAAATCCGCGAAACAAGCTTTCGCAGATATGGCACTCGCTATCCTAGGTGACATAGCTCAAATGATTACACGAATGATGGTATTCAGAGCACTATCTAGCATGTTTGGCCCTACCTTCTTAGCCCCAGATGCAGGTATGACCGACTTTGCGGCAATGAATGACTTCAGTGGAGTAGCTAGACAAGGTGGAGTTTTTTCGGCAGGAAAAAAAGTATCCGGCTACGCAACAGGTGGAGTAGCTAGAGGTCCAGGTGCTGGATATCCTGCACTTTTACACGGAACAGAAGCAGTTGTACCACTACCAAATGGTCGCTCGATTCCAGTAGAGATGAAAAATGGGTCTGGTTCCGTAAATAATATAGTAGTAAATGTCTCAAATGATGGAAAAACTAGCACGAGCGGCAGTTCTGGTCCTGATATGGATAAGCTTGGAGTAGCAATTGCAAAGGCTGTCCAACAAGAATTACAATCACAGAAGCGGTCGGGCGGAATACTTAACCCGTACGGAGTAGCATAATGGCAATAGGATTTAACATTGGCGGAGCAGAGAATATTGTTCCAGACAAACAACTAGGAAGAACCTCGGCACCAAGAGTTAAGTTAGCTAGTTTTGGCGATGGGTATGAGCAGCGATTGCAAGACGGGATTAACTCAGTCGCAGAATCATATAACCTCTCATTTGTCACTAGAACCAAAGCTGAAATTGACGACATTGTAGCATTTTTTGACACAAAACGAGGTGTTGTATCGTTTGAGTTTACAATTCCAGACTCCAACGCGGGAGGAGAAAAAACAATACGAGTAGTATGTGATAATTACTCGCAAACATATGACTATGATGAATATTATAGTTGCACAGCAAACTTTAGACGGGTATACGAAGCATGAGTGATATAATTGCATCAGACGTACAAGGACATTATATTGATAGTGCTCTTGTAACACTTTTTGAAATAGAAATTGACGGAGACTATGCGTATTTTCATGCAGGTCTTGATGAGAACCTAGCGGAATTACAGTTTGTTTCTATAGATGGAACTACTATTAATACTTATTCGGCTTTGCCTATTGTGATAGATGGCATGGAAATCCAAGCAGATGGTGCACAAAGCCGCCCTACAATAACGATGGCAAATGTTACAGCTGTTTTTAAAGATGCACTTGGTGGGTTAAAGAATAGAGACTTAATTGGTAAAACCCTAATACGCAGACAGACTTTCGCCAAGTATTTATATGGGTCAGTGCCCGGTATTGAAACAGTTTCGCCCCCCACGGAATTTCCTATCCGCGAATATATTATTGATAGAATTTCAGCGGAAACTAAAACCTTAGTTAGTTTTGAGCTTGCATCACCTTTTGACTTAGAAGGAATACAAATACCTCGGCGAACTATAGTAGGTAAGTACTGTAGTTGGGCATATCAAGGGTTTTACAGCAATCCAAGCTATGGCGCATGTACTTGGCCCCTTGATAGTAAAGTAACAGTATCGAATACAGGTAAAACGGCAACTGTAGACCATTATTTTTATTTTACCCTGGAAGATAATCCTATAACTGCAGCAACTTATACTTATGATTTATATAATGCAAGCACTACGTATGGGCAGTCTGCTTTCGTTACAGATACTACTGGTGCAGCATGGCAGAGTCTTTTCGCAGATAATACAGGTAATATACCTTCAGCCAGCTCTTCTTGGTGGAGAAGGGTATTTCAATATGAAATTTATAGCTCATTAAATACTTACTCAAGAGGTACTTTCGTTAAGTATGGTAATAATATTTGGAAGTGCTTAATAAGTAATACAATTGCGCAAACGCCTGAAAATAGGTCAAAATATTGGATTCGTGCAGATATTTGCGGAAAGTCTTTAAATTCTTGCAAGTGTAGATTCCAAGCTGTTGCCGCAGATAAAGACAGCGCAGATTATGGGCCAAGCGTTAGAAAAAATACTGCCCACTCTTTACCTTTTGGGGCTTTCCCAGGGAGCTCAAAGTTTAAATGATTGAATTCTTAGCAGAGATAGAAGAACACTTTAGTAAGTGGTATCCAAAAGAAGGTTGTGGAATACTTGGAGTAGTGAAAGGAAAGCTCAAATGGTTTCCATGTGACAATGTTGCGCCTAACAATGATGACTTTATACTTGATTCAAAGCAGTATATATCTATATCACAAAGTTGTGATATTGTAGGAATAGTACATAGCCACCCAGATGCAAGCCCAGAACCTAGTACTTTAGATACAAACTATTGTAATCGTCTTGGAGTCCCTTATTATATATTTAGCTATCCCGGCATGGAATTATTCAAATTAGAGCCCGTTAGAGAGACAAAGGCACTATATGGTAGAGAATACGAATTCGGAGTTAATGACTGCTTAGAGGCAGGAATAGATTATTATGCCTCCAAAGGAATAGAACTACCAAAACGTGCATTATTCGAAGATGACTGGTGGGAGAAGGGATTAGACTATTTTACAGAGGATTATATAAAAACATGGGGCTTTCATAAGGTAGAAGGAAATATGGAGCCAAATGACCTACTAATCTTTAAAGTAATGGCAAATGTGGGAAATCATTGTGGCGTGTACTTAGGCGATGACTTATTTTTTCACCATGCAGTAAATAGAATATCATGTAGAGAGAATCTTTACCCTATTTGGGGTAAATATATAATTGGAGTATATCGTTATGCAACGTAAAGTTTATTTAGTTGGCGATCTTGCTGAAAAATTTGGTAGCAGCTTCACTATTAAGACTAATAAGTATAGTGATGTTATTAAATGTATCGAAGCAAATCACCCAAGTTTTAAAAAATACCTAATTGATGCAAATAATGAAGGTATAGGATTTACTATAGAAGTAGAGGGTAAGTTTATAGAAGAAGAAAAAGAATTACTACTACCTGCTAGAGAAGGAGACATTACTATAGCCGCAGTACCTGCGGGGTCAAAGAGTGGAGGAGCCAAGATAATTGGAGCACTTGTTTTAGCATTTTTTGTACTTCCTATAATAGGTGCTTATACAGCCGCAGGCGCCGCCGCAGGATACGGTATTGGTGCCACTACCACAGGATATATGGCAGCACTCACGGCAGGGTTCTACACCCCCGGAGGTCTTCTAGTATCTTCACTCGCAGTCAATTTAGCAATATCAGGCCTACAGCAGATAATGGCTCCAGACCCCTCAGTAGATAATGATGCTACTACAAATTATTTATTTAATGGAAGCGACCAAACCATTATAGAAGGAGACCCCGTACCTTTACTCTACGGCGAATTAAGAATACCAGGAAGGCCCATTTCTTTACATATGTCACCTCAAGGATATTATTCTACTAATGATAATATTGTAGATGATGACGGAAATTTAAAATCTGTTGACCAAAGAACAGAAAAGCCACCACAAGCAACGGAGTAGCTATGCCAGACGTACCAAAATCCCTACCAGTAGATACAACTACAACAAATACTGGAGCAGCAGGCTTTAGCTCCACTCTATCAAGCGGTGCTTCACAGGCAATCGCTGTTACAGATATTATATCAGAGGGGCCAATTTATGGTCTAGTAGACGGAGGCTCGTCTATTTATTTAAACGATGACCGTGCGCAAGAACTACAAGTCGCTCCCCAGAGGCTATCAAGTGGGCCGGCGAAAGTAACCTTCAGCGGAATAACTGCAACTTTTACAGATGCAGTTATTACCCCAACCACGGAAGGAACCTCTAAGTACATAACAGTACGTGAAGGCTTCGGAAGCGTATTAGTAACAGTAGAACAAGACCCTTACTCTACCTCTAATACAAAAGTTAATAAACTTACAGCTGTATCTAGCTTCTTTACACCAGAGATGGTGCATACTACTGGAAGTGGGCAGTCCACAACTTACAACTTAGTACCGGCACGGCTTGTTAACTCTTTGGGAGATAGTTTTGAGGGCATTATATACTCAAGAACTAGTGATACTGTGGCAGGTTTTCAACTGGGGTCTGGAGGTACTGCGACAGATACTTTGATGCCTATCGGAGAATACACGCTATTTGTAGATAAAACAGTAAAAATTCAATCTGTAGATAGCGAAACTTCAGCCACTCTTACGACTTCGTGGGTAGGCGCTGCGGGGCCTTATAGCTTTGATATAACAGGCGTAATGGAAGGAGAACTCGTAGGAGGCCCGCTACTAACGGCTTTAGCTACTTTCCGCAGCTTTAGTAACTATACATCTCAGTTTAGAGTTGGAACACTTGTACAGCCACCATTTGTGGGCGAAGGTGGTGAAGGCTCAACATCTGTACCAAATCAGCCAAGTAGTTTGCCTCCTTTAGAACAAAGTACTGAGTTTGGCGGAACAGCATTTGTAACCGAATTAATAGCAACTTCTGAATCCGCCGGTTTTAACTTAACACAAGAACAGGCGCAAGAAGCAGACGAAGTACGAATAAATATTGGATATTCTGGTGGATTGACGCAAACACGAAAAGATAATGGAGAGCGTAGAACAAATTATGCTTTTTATAAAATATCAGCAGCTTTTCAGAAAAATGGCTCACTAAATTGGGTAGATGAAATAGTAATTCAAGAAAGTCGTATCCATGCTGCAAGTACACAAGACGCCATTACATTCCAAGAAACTATTAGCTTAGAGCAGTTCAAACCATATGATAATTTCAAAATTATTATCTCTAGAAAAACTGAACATGATGGAGATGGGTATAATTTAGACGGAACTAGAAGCGGCAAAAATAACTCTGCCGCAGCCTCTATTACCGGCGTAGTAACCGTTATTAAAGAAATTTTAACATATCCGTATACTGCACTGGCTAAAGTTACTTTTAGCTCTGAGCAATTTCAGTCTATGCCGACTCGTACCTACCATGCAAGAGGGCTGCTAGTACAGGTACCTTCGAACTATGTAACTAGGGAAGAAAATAATGGCGTAGCCACGTATAATAGAAGTGTTACTACAGGTCAGGTAATGGGTGCTTACCAGGACTGGGATGGAGAGTTTAGAACTAAAAAAGTTTATACAAATAATCCTGCATGGGTGTTTTATGATATTCTATCAAATAATAGATACGGTCTTGGTGCATTTTTAAATTCAACTAAGATTGATAAATTTGCCCTTTATA